CGCACTGCTTCCACTGCGGCGAGCACCTGTGCGAGAAGCATCTGCGCTGGGATCTGGGCCCAACGGTTCCGGTCCCGGCGTGCCCGAGCTGCGTTCCTGACGGGGCGCGGGCGGCGGCGTGACCGCTCACGCTCCCGCCCAGAAGTTCACGTCCGGCACGGGTGCCCCCTCGAACGGTGTGGGTGCGTCTGGTGACTGGTATTTGGATTCGGCTGCGGGGTCGTGGTATTTGAAGGTTGGGGCGGCGTGGGCTGTGAAAGTGAACGGCGGTTCGCTGGCCTCCGTCGGTGACGTCACCTTCACGTCCGACAGCGACGGTTCCGGTACGGGCGACATCGTCTTCTCGACCGGCGCAGTAGAGCACGCGCGTTTCACCGCGGGCGGCGAGCTGCGGGTCGGCAACGCCACGGACTGGTCGATTTTTGCCGGGACAGGCACGCCTCCCGGCGTTGTGATCCCGGTCAAGTTCATACAGCACATCGGTGTGGCGGGGACGCCGGTTGTTCAAACGACGCAGGGTCTCACCTTCTGGACGTGGTACCGCGAGCGCACGCTGGACGATAGCGCTGAGTCGGGGAACATCGGCGTCGTGCTCAACGACGCATGGGGTGGATTCTCCTCGCCGCAGACCAAGCCGGTCGTCGCATGGGAGGGCGACGCGCTCATTCAGGGCGGGGTCGTCGTCAACGAGAAGGTCATCGGCATAGTCGGCGGGGTCAAGATCCAGAACACGGCCCACGCCGACACCGCAATCGCCTTCTACGCCGCCCAAACGGTTGTGGATGCCGGAGCCTCAGCCACGACTAGCGTCGGTTTCTACGACGAGGGCGTGAGCGGCACTCGCCCGACAAACGTCCGCTCGCTGTACGGCAAAGAGTCACTCCAGACCGAGAAGTCACTCTACGTCGGCGTCGCGGGATACCCGGTCTCGAACCTCGGGGTCGCCATGATCACCGGGCACAACGTCAGTGGAGGCGAGTCCGACATACCCTCGCTTGTGGTTCGTCCGGGGGCGGGACAGACCGCTCCGACGCTGAGGATCGACACGAACGGCGGATTGCCAAGATTCCAGGTCTTCGGGGCCACGGGCAACATCCAGATGGGCAATGGTGCGACCTCCGGCAGCGGCGTCGGCATTACCTCGATGGTGACGACCACTGCACCCACCGGTACGCCGATCACCAACGGGTTCTTCTCGTACTGCGACCCGGCCGACGGCAAAGCGAAGGTCAAGACTAACGATGCCCAGGTCACAACGATCCAGCACGCGCTCGACGACATCCTGCGCAAGGGCCTCGGCTACCAGACGTGGGCGTTCGACCCGAACCTGACGAGCGGCGGCACCGCCCCGACCGCCGGAACCGTTTATCTCCGGTCGATGCCTGTCCGCGCGGGCCAGGTGCTCACCAACACGGCCTGGCTGCCCAGCACCGCCGCCACCGGCGGAGTCGGCACCGCCCACATCTTCACCGGCTACTGCGACACGGCAGGAGTGATGCTCGCCCAGTCCGCAGACGACGTGGCGAACGCCGGTTGGGCGCAGTCTGCGGCAGAAGTCGTCTCTTCGCTCTCGGGCTCGTACACCGTCCTGGCGGACGGCATCGTGTACGCCGTGTTCCTGCAGACCGGGGCCTGGGGAAGCGCTCAGCTCGCACTCGCCAAGCAAGTCAGCGGACAAGCCGCAGCCGGGGTCGGCGTGAAGGTCTACGCCGCCGGAGTCACGACCGGGCAGACCGCTCTCCCCGCGAACGGTGCAGGCATCGCCGGGGGACTCACCGTGACCGGCGGAGTCAACTACTTCGCCGGGGCCAAGGCGTAACTCAACAAGATGAGGAGAAGACACAATGCGGGCGTATAAGCTACTCACCAGCGACGGGGCTCTCGTGATGCTCAAGGGGCGGATCGAGGAACTCGAACAGCAGCATTGGGCGGCTAGTCTTAGCCTGGTCTCCGCCAGTGCGATCGTCGCTGCCGCACCCGAGGCCGACACGCAACGTGCGACGTCGGAGCGGGAAGCCGAACAGCTGGAGAGGAACGTCGCGAGCCTTGAGCTCGCCCTCGACGCGCTCATCGTGGAGCTCGATAAGGCAGAGCCGAAGGCGGCCAAGCGCGCCCGCGATCGCATCGAATCGGGTAACCCGGCGTAGGGCTACGCATCGAGATGAGATGACTCACACCATCCTCCATAGCCAGAGGCCCGCATGATCTACGTCGCACCCGGAGCATCGTTCACCGCTGTCGTCTCCGACTACCCGACCGGCCTCACCGGTGTCCTCGGCGTCCGCATCCGCGACACCACAGAGGCCGACGTCGTCGCCCGCCACACCACCAGCATCGTCGAAGGCGTCGACCCCGACTTCCCCACCGTCATCACCTACACCGCGACCCTCGTCGCGCCCGCCCCGAGCGCCGTCTACGAGGTGATGTGGGACGACAGCTTCGGCAACATCGCCAGCGACACGCTCATCGTCAGCACTCTCGCCCCGGGGGACATCGTCACCGGGGGCGATGCCGTCAACACGGGGGGTAGCACGCCCTACATAACGCCGGCGATGCTGACCAATGCGCCGCTGGGACTGAGCTGGAAGACGATCCCGTCGAAGGACGCAACCGCGCAGGAGCAGCTTGCGGAGGTCACGAACATCTGCTGGCGCGCGTCGGATCTCGTCGACAGCTACTGCAACCAGCCGCTGCGAGCGACGTTGGATACCGAGACGGTGTACGGGCCTGACTATCGGTTCACGTTGGAGCCGTCTGGGGTCGCGCACGTGATCCTGTCGCGCTGGCCGATCCTCAAGGTGACCGCGGTGAAGTACGCCCAATCGGCGGTGTTCCCGCGGTCGTGGACGACGATCGACCCGTCGCTGACGGACGTCGACGAGTCGCTGATGTCCCACTCGGGCGGCTCGGTGTCGGGCGCGGCCGGGGTCGGTCCGTCCGGCATCTACATCGCGCCGGGGTATCTCAGCTGGGGGCGCGGCCGGCGCGGCTACATCCTCTCTGTGAAGTACGAAAACGGCTGGCCGCACACCGGTCTGACAGCCAGCACTGGAACAGCTCCCGGCAACACGCTCGCGGTTGACGACTGCACAGGCTTCGATTCTGGCGGGGTGGTAGCGATGATCTACGACGGTGCCTCGACGGAGTCGGTGAGCGTGACCTCTACGTCGGCGGAGACGGGGCCTGGAACGCTGACGCTTTCCGGGAACCACGTCTACCCGCACGCGGCCGGCATCGTCGTCTCGACGTTGCCGCAGAACGTGCTCTGGGCGGCGATGCTGTTCGCGGCTTCGCAGGCGATGGCGCGCGGCGCGACGGCGATCACCGTGCAGGCGCTGCCGGGCTCGTTGACGGGCGGCGGCGAGGCAAGCGACGAGAAGTTCATGGTGGCCGGCGAGGTGCTGCTGTCGCCGTATCGGAGGACAATCTGATGGCGACTCGGAAGGCGCACGCGAAGGCTCGTAAGGCGAAGAGCAAGCGGTACTACCTCAAGAAGGTCAGCGAGCACATGACGAAGAGGGGCGCTCCGAAGGGCCCGCTGTGAGCCTCTCGGCCGTCATGGGCTACGTGAAGTCGGAGCTCAACGGGCTCACGTCGGCGCACTATCAGCCGGCGACGGCGTGGATCCAGCCGCCGACGCCGGGCGACGCCGACCCTGGCTCCCCGCAGCTGTTCATCTGGACGGAGCGCTACCACGAGAAGCGCCGCTCGATGCCGCGCGGCATGGGCTTGAAGGACGGGGATCACGCCGTCCAGGTGTACGTGCTCGTCATCGACGACCCAAGCGACGCCAACGCCGACACGGCGTTTCCGAACCTCCTCAACTCGATCATGGAGACGCTGCGTACGGTGGCTCTCCCGGTCGCTCTGACCGACGCGGACACCGGGGCGACGTCGAACATCGTCCTGATCGGCGAGGACTTCGATGTGCAGACCGACGCGATCCGCTCGGTCGGAGACGAGCGCTACGTCCGCTACCTCGCGGTGATCACCGTGAAGGTCCTCGAGATGTGGAACGCATAGATGATCGGTGTCGCTGTCGAGGAGCGGATGAGCCGGTCGTTTTGGCGGCTGAGGTTCATGGTTGCCGGCGAGGAGTGGAAGCGTTCCGTCGAGCCGATGCTGCTCGACCGGTTGCGCGCCGAGGTGCCGGTGAAGAGCGGGCTGACGCGCAACACGCTGTCGGTGAAGGCGTCCGAGACGCCGGCGAGCGTGAGGATCGAGTTCTTCGGTGGTGGCGCGACGAGCCTGCTGATTCACGGGACGCCGCCCCACTCGATCTACCCGCAATCGGCGATGGCGCTCCACTTCTTCGCCGGCGGCGGCGACGAGGTCTTCTCGGCGTCGGCGATGCACCCGGGCACGCAGCCGAACGAGTTCCACAAGCGGGCCTTCAAGAACGCCCGCAGTGACGTGATCGCGAAGTTCCGTGAGGCCGTCGTCAGCACGCTCGCTCGAGACGCCGGCGGAAGATTCACCGGGTCGTCGTAAGACCCGTAGGCTAGACTTTGCGCAAGATCCGACCGCTCGAGGAGGTTTTTGAAGGAGTCGAAGGAGTTTCTGTACGTGGGGCCCGACCAGATCGCTCTGATCGGTCACGGCGAGCTGAGCAACGGAGACACCTTCACGCCTGACCACGAGCTGGTTCCGGGCCTCCTGGCCCACCCGCACTTCAAGCTCCAGAGCAAGAAGTCTGCGGACGTGAAGCCCGTGAACGACGAAGCCTCGAAGGAGGTCTGACCTTACGCCGACTGAACGCGCAGCGTCACTTTCCGCGATGGGTATCGCGAAGGAGACCGTCTTCGGGACGCCTGTCACCGCGACGGTTTTCTGTCCCGTAGGGGACATCAAGATCGACCCGGATCCAGGCCTGTTCTTCCCGGAGCTGATGATGGGCACCCTCGAGAAGAACGTGTTTCCGCTCTACGGCGAGTACAAGTTCAACGGTAACGCGGGGTTCCCGCTGTTCCCGACGAACGGGATCGAGCTGCTCGTCGGGGCGATCGGCGCTGACGTCGTGACGGGCACGACGCCTCTGTACACGCACACGATCTCGCCGGCGAACGCGCTTCCGAGCTTCACGATCGAGAAGAACGTCGGCGGCTACCAGTCGGAGCAGTACGCCGGCTGCAAGATCAACAAGTACGAGCTCAAGCTGGCGTCCGGCAACCAGCCGGTCGAGGTGACCGTCGACTTCATGGGGAAGACGGTCGCGACGATGACGACGCCGACCGCGGTGACCGTCGTGAACGAGTCGCCGTTCGTGTTCGCTGAGGGGACGGTGACGCTCCTCGGCAGCGTCGACGCGACGGTGCAGAGCGCGACGATCACGATCGAGAACACGGTCAAGGAGACGTACACCGGCGGTTCGCACACGCCGGCGTACCTGACGCCGGTCGCTCGTCATGTGCACGGTCAGATGACGGTCGTCTTCACGAGCCTGAACGATGCGACGTACGGCTACTTCCAGTCGATCCCGGTCGGAGGTGGGACGGCGGAACAGGGAACGGTCGTGCTCGCGCTCGCGCACCCCGCGAGCGGCGGTTCGGTGACGATCACGCTGAATAAGGTGCAGCTGTCGAAGTACGCGGACGACTTGAAGTTCGGGGACGTCGCGCTTGTGACGCTCGACTTCGAGGCGTCCTACGACCTCTCGGCGTCGAAGACGCTCAGCGCGGTCGTGCTCAACGGGCACGCAGCCGGCTACTAGAAAAGGAGATGGTGTAGTGGCAGGAGCAGGTTTCCTCGGGCTCTACGGAGGCACCGAGTTCGTCGACGCTCTCACGGGCGCGCACGCCGACGCGCACGACGGATTCGATTGGTGGATCGAGATCAAGCGCTGCCTGCCGCAGGTCGACTACGACGCTGCGTCGGACGCGCTGACGGGTCGTCTCGACCTGACCGGGCGGACCGGCGTCGAGCAGATGGACATGAAAGCTGTCGCGGACCCGACCGCCTACCAGCGCGAGCTCGTCGCCCGCTCGGTGGTGAGCTGGAACCTGACCGACCAGGACGAGTTGCCGCTCGCGACCGGCCGGATCGAGGACCACATGCCGCCGGCGGAACGCATGGCCGCGGTCGCCGTCACGAAAGCGTCGCTCGACATCCTCCCACACGAGGTGTTCCTGCGCTTGTACACGCGCGTGAACGAGCTGAACACGCCTGCGGAGGCGCTCGCCAAGGCGCAATTTCCTGGGGTCGCTCGCAATGGCGATAAGCCAGGAGACGTCAGGGCCGCCGATCCTGAGCCAGTTCGCGCGTGAGCGGCTGTGGTGGACGGAGCTGGGGCTGCGGCGCGAGGAGCTAGCGCTTCGGCCCTGGCGGGAGATACAGGAGTACGAGCTGATCTTCACGCTGGTCGCTCGAGAGCAGAAGCGCAAGGAGAACGCGGCGGGGAGGGCTTAGGGCGACGCTGACAGCAGCTGAACGTCAGGAGAGGTATCGGTCGGCGCATCCTGAGCGCGCGCGGGCGAGTACCCGCGCCTGGAAGGACCGGAATCGCGAGAGGACGGCGGCCTACAAGAGCCGTTGGGATGGGGACAACGGCGAGAAGATCAGCGCCAGTCGCCGTGCTCGGTATGCCAGCAAAAAGCGGTTCATCGACTCGATCAAGACGACCTGCGGCTGCCTCGACTGTGGGACGAGCGAGGGTCGGCTGGACTTCGACCACCGGCCCGGTGAAGTGAAGCTGTTCGAGATCTCCCTGCGGAAGAACTGCTCATTCGCGACTCTGATCGCCGAGATCGAGAAGTGCGACGTCCGGTGCGCGTCCTGCCATCGACGTCGGCACGCAGCTGAGAGGAGTGTCTGAACGAGGACATAACGCTCCTGCTGCTCCTCGAGGCGCGTGACCTCGCGACCGGTGTTATCGGTCGCGTGCGCGCCTCGCTGCACTCGCTCTCCGGTCCGCAGAAGGTTCTCGCCGCCGGTCTTGCTGCGACCGCTGTCGGCGGTATAGCGGCGGCGTACGAGATCGCGAAGTTCGCCGACCACTCGACGAAGGCGGCGGCGGTATTCCAGCAGAACAGTGTGCTGTTGAGCACGCAGGCCGGCGTCGCCAAGAGTCGGATCGCGGGGCTCGGGGACGCGTTCCTGACGATGGCCCCGAAGGTCGGGCAGACCGCCACCGATCTGAACAAGGCGTTCTTCTACATCGCGGCGGCGAGCATCCCGGTGAGGCAGCAGATGGACGCGTTGAAGTACGCGGCCGAGGGTGCCGCGGTCGGCAACGCGAACCTCAAGGACACGACGAACGCGATGGTCGGGATCATGCGTTCGGGCGTCCCCGGTATCCACGGAGCTCGCGACGCGGTCGCGACGATGCTGGCGATTGTCGGCACCGGCAAGATGCGGCTGAACGATTTCAACTCGGCGATGGGGACAGGGATCGCGGGCGCCGCGTCGGCGTACGGGGTGAGTCTGCAGTCGATTGGCGCAGCGCTCGCGTACCTGACCGACACCGGGATGCCCGCGCAGATGGCGGCGACCCGACTGACGATGGCGCTGACGCTGATGGCGGCCCCGTCGCAGCACGCAGCGAAGATCCTCGGGGCGCTCGGGATGACCAACAAGGACATCGCTGTCCGCCAGGACTCCGTCAGGATCGCCCTCGAGAAGGCCGGGATCAGCTACTCGAAGATGGCCGGCGACCTCAAGAGGCCGGACGGGCTCGTCGTCGCGCTGCGTGACTTGAAGACGCACATGACCGCTGCTGGGGTGAGCTCGGAGGTGCAGTCGGCGATCATCGGGCGAGCGTTCGGCGGCGGCCACATGGGCAAGGCGGTCATGCAGATGTGGACCGAGCTCGACCGCGTCCAGCAGAAGTTCGGGATCATCAATCAGGCGATCGGCTTGTTCGGCGACCGCTGGAAGCAGACGACCGAGACCGCCGTCTTCCAGGCGAAGTCGATCCACGCGGGAATGAACACGATCAGCGTCGCAATCGGCGAGGCGTTGCTGCCGGCCGTGCAGAAGCTGCTCTCGTGGCTCGTCCCGATCATCGCGAAGGTCGGCGAGTGGACGACGCACCACAAGAAGCTCGCCGCGGTGATCCTTGCGTCGACGTTCGTATTCGCGATCCTGATCTCGGGGATCGCGTTGCTCGGTCTCGCGATGCTGGCGTTCGAGGCGGTGTCGGCCCCGGTGATCGGGATCATCCTCGGGATCATGGCGGCGATCGCGTTGCTCGCCTACGCCGCCTACGAGATCCACAAGCACTGGGCCGCGATCAAGGCGTTCTTCGTCCAGCTCTGGGCGGACATCAAGAAGGTCTTCTTCGAGGGCATCGCGTACGTCAAGCAGCACTGGCAGGCGCTGCTGGTCGACCTGGTTATGGTGATGCTCGGGCCGATGACTTTGATCGCCCTGCTCTTCGAAAAGAACTGGAAGGCGATCGTGAAGATCGCCCGGGTGATTTTCGATGACCTCGCCGGCTACCTCGCAACGCAGTGGAACCGGATTACTGCGTACGCGGTCGACGTCTGGACGCGCTTCAAGGGCTGGCTCGGCACGGTGTGGGGCGACATCTTGAACGAGGCGGTGTCGGCCTGGAACAACTTCACGAGCTTCCTCGGAAGCGTCTGGGCTGATGTTCAGAACGGTGCGCAAACCGCTCTGGTGAACCTTGTTACATCGTTCTTCGGGCTGCCGGGACGAATCCTGGCGGCGATCGTGAACGCCGGGTCTTGGCTGATCGACGTCGGCAAGGACATCATCGGTGGGCTCTGGTCTGGGATCCAGGCGGGCTGGAACGCAGTCGCGGGGTTCTTCTCGATGATCGGCTCGACGATCGGCGGCTGGTTCGTGAGCGCTGCGACGTGGCTGCTGGACTACGGGCGCGATGTGATCACGGGGTACTGGAACGGGATCTCGCTGGTCTGGGCGACCGTCAGCGGCTGGTTCTCGGCTATGGGCTCGAGGATCGCCGGCTACTTCGTCGGCGCGGTGGGCTGGCTCTACAACGAAGGCAGCAGTGTGATCTCGGGCTTGTGGAACGGGATCACTGCTGCCTGGGCGGCCGTACATGGCTGGTTCAACGCGATGAACGCTCGCGTGTCGGGCTACTTCACCGGAGCGCTCGGCTGGCTCAA